AATTATGATGTATTCCCTGAATACAGAGAGCATGAACTATCTCTTAAACAGATAGATCTATTTAAGATACATCACTATGATAATAAGAATCGGATGGTGAGTCTTAAAAGACTTGAGTTTGAAATGGATCTAGAGAACATTGAAGAGATGCCTATTCATCACACCAAAACTAACATGACTAAGGAAGAGGTTGAAATGACCATTGACTATTGTTATAATGATGTTGATGCCACTTATGAATTCTACAAGATAACATTAGGTGACACAGATCATCCTTTGTATAAAGGAGATAACAGGATAGAACTAAGAATGGATATTGAAGAAGAATTTGGTATTCCATGTCTTAACTATTCAGACAGTAAGATAGGTGATGAAATGATTAAGAAGTATTACTGTTCAGAGAAAGGAATAGATTACAGAGAACTTCCAAAGAAGGGATACTTCAGAAAAAGCATTAACGTAAAGAATTGTATTGCTAAGTATGTAACATTTGAAACTGATCAACTTAAGACTTTCTTAAAGAAGATTACAAAGATGCAACTTGGCTTACAAGATGATTTCAAAGAGCATATAGATTTCTATGGAAATATATATTCTTTTATGAAAGGAGGTCTTCATACAGAGAACAAACCTAAAGTGTTTGAGGCTGATGAAGAGTACGAGATAATCGATTGGGATGTTAGTTCTTATTATCCAGCAATCATCATCAACAATGGGCAGTTTCCTGCTCATTTAGGAAAAGAATTCCTTAGGGGATACAAACAGATGTTTGATAAAAGATTGGAGCTTAAACCCTTTGCAAAGAAGGACAAGAAGATTAAAGGAATTGTTGGAGCACTTAAACTTGCAGTTAACTCTGTGTATGGTAAGTCATCTGATATGCAAAATTGGATATATGATAGGCAGTTAACTATGTTCACCACAATAACTGGTGAGCTTAGTCTAATGATGCTTATTGAAAAATATGAAACCAATGGCATACATGTGATCTCTGCAAACACGGATGGTGTAACTATCAAGATTAAGAAAGAACTGATTCCTTTGATGCATGAAATTAATGCATGGTGGTGTAAAGAAACTCAATATGAGTTAGAAAGAACAGACTATTCCAAGATTATCTTTAGTACGGTGAATGACTATTTAGCAATTATGACTAATGGAGAAATTAAAAAGAAAGGTGATTTCCTTACTGACTTCGAATTACACAAGAACAAATCAGCAAGAGTGGTTCCGATTGCTCTTGAGCAGTATTTTGTTCATGGTGTACCTGTTGATACTACGATTCGTAATCACAAGAATCTATATGATTTTTGTATAAGACAGAAAGCTTCTAGAAGTTTTCATTACGAAGGAACTAATAGATCTACAGGAGAAACCACTGTGTATGACAAACTAATTAGATATTATGTATCTAACACTGGTGATAAGATTTTTAAAATCAAGAATCCAGAATGTCAAACTAGAGCAGCTGCTGTTAGTCAAGTGGAAGCTGGTGAGTGGGTGTGTGAAGTGCGTAACTTCTTACCAAAGAATAGTAAAACTGATAATATCAATTATGATTATTATATCGAGAAAGCCAACAGAATTGTTACTAAAATCAAAACTGAAGGCAAAAGAATTAAAACAGTGTTTATACCTAATCAATTAAATTTATTCTAATGAAAGCAACAATCAATCGTACAAACATCACAGATCATCTAATTGAATATCAACTAAAGATGGTTGGTAAAACTATTGATGAAATTAAAGATGATGAGAAATGGTATTTTAACAATACTATGACAGAAGAACAATATGAGGAATTCAAGCGTTATGCTATGCCTCTATTAAAGAAAATATTTAAATTTAACAAATCAAGAGCTGAACAAACATTTGGATGGTTTATCCTTCAATTTGGCTTAAGAATTAAATCTTAGAAATTATGAATTTATACATCGCTATTGGATCTATTTTCATTGTATCAATTGCAATGCTGTATGTTGCAGCTAAGAGTGCACATGAAAATAAAGAGGAAGAAGAAGTTAAACCAAAGCATGAAGCTAGAAAGGTGACATACACTTCTTTTAATAAGCAAAAACCTAAAAGAAAGAAAAAACTAACTCTTTCTGAATATGCAAATATTGAGAAAAGACCTGTTGGAAGACCTAGAAAAACTGTTTCATAATGAATTGGTATGAAGACTGGGAATATCCCAACGATCATATTTATGCTATGGAAAGAGAACGAGATATTGTTAACTCATGGCATGAATGGGAAGAGAAGCAAGAAGCTAAGAATAGACTTCCTGCAATTATTAAAATAGTAAAACCAATAACAACAGATGAAGCTAACAGTAACACCAGAACAGTTCGAGGAGCTCATCAAGAAAGGTTATAATTTAGATGTTATATTTTTATTGAAGTTGATAGACGAACAATATGATGTTTCTCCACTATGTGAGGGAAGTATGAGAATTAGTTCTGTCTATCAGTCTTTGATAAGAAAAGCATTGATAACCAATAATGATGAAAAGCTCACAACATTAGGCAAAGATTTGTTAGAATTCATGAATGCTAAAAGCACAGGAAAACTAATAAAGAGAAAGCCTGCCACAACAGATTTTGAAGAATGGTGGAAGAACTATCCAGGCACTGATTCTTTTGACTACAAGGGTAAGAAGTTTACAGGTACCAGAGCTATCAGAAAGGGTAAAGATGAATGCAGACTGAAGTTTGATAAGATCTTACTAGAAGGAGAATATACAGCTGCACAGCTTATAGCTGCTTTGAATTTCGAAATCTTACAGAAGAAAGAATCATCTCTACAAACTAGCAGTAATAGAATGACATTCATGCAAAACAGTGTCACCTATCTGAATCAAAGAGCTTATGAGCCCTATATTGAATTAATTAACTCAGGAGAACAGATCAAAGAATCTCTACAAAAACCAAAAGGAGGAACTGACATATGACACCAAAAGAAAAAGCAGAAGCGTTAGAAAATTCATATAGAATTATTCTAATGAATGAAGATACTGAATGTGGTAATGAAATTTTATGCACTTCAATAGCTAAACAATGTGCATTAATAGCAGTTGATGAAATATCACAACATTGCTATCAAGTAATGAAACCATTTTGGGAAGAAGTTAAAAATGAAATAGAAAAATTATGACAGCAAAAGAAAATGATATTATTACAATCTACGAGAGAAGATTGAATAAAACTTCGTATTGTTCGTATGGAGCTTATTTAAAAAATTGGTCAAAGTATGGCTGGAAAATAGTAAAACTATGAGTTTTGAACTATTAAACGCAGAGGTTGAGAAAGGCCTTAATGATCTTAACAGAGGGATACCAATGGGATTTGATCGCTTGACTAGATATGTAGGTATTCGTAAGAGTATGTACTATCTTGTAGGTGGACTAACAGGATCTGGTAAAACTTCGTTTATTGATGATGCTTTTGTACTTAACCCTGTTGATTGGGCTCTTTCTAAAGAAGGCCTAGCTTCAGGTATTAAAGTGAAGGTGTGGTATAGGTCCATGGAGAGAAGTAGAACATACAAGATGGCCAAATGGGTATCTCGTAAAATATTTCTAGACCAGGGTATTATTATTCCTGTAGGTAAGCTTCTTGGTTGGAATGAAAAGATGACTAAAGATGAACATGATTTGTTTCTACACTATAGAGATTATGTAGAACAACTAAGTGAAATCGTTACAATCATTGATGGACCAGAGAACCCTGTAGGTATAGCAAAAGAACTAAAAGACTATGCACTAAAGAATGGTAAGATTGAGCAACTAGATCAATGGAACAAGATATATGTCCCAGATGATCCAAGTCAGATAACTATGGTGGTTATAGATCACATTGGTCTTCTGAAACTTACAACTGCTCAACCTACTAAGAAACAAGCTATTGATAAGATGTCTGATGAGCTGAGATATGCTAGAGACTTCTATGGATATAGTCCTGTAGTGGTCTCACAGTTTAATCGTGACATCTCTAATCCTTCTAGGATAAAGAATGGAGATGTAGAACCTCAACTAGAAGATTTTGCAGATAGTTCATCAACACAGAATGACGCTGATGTTGTTATGGGCCTGTTTGATCCTATTAGATACAAGGTGGCAGATCCATCTGGATATAACTTAGACAAATTAGTAGACTCCTATGGAGCTAAGTATTTCAGAAGTCTTAGAGTGATTAAGAATTCTTATGGAGAAGATGACATTAGAATTGGTATGGGTTTCCTAGGCCAGATTGGAATGTTCAAAGAATTAAATAGGAAAAAAGATATGACTGATGCAGATTATGAATCAATTATTAACAAATCATATTTCCTTAGATGAAAAATTTAGAAGTAAATACGTATTGGGATTGGCATGAGTTTGGTTTTTGTTTTAAAATTGCAAGACTACCTCATCATCCAGATTATTGGTGGCAAATTGATATGCACTTCATGTTTTTTAGCTGTTGGATAAACTTTATAAGTAAACTATGACACTAAGAGACAAAAGACAAAAAGAATTTGCTGATATATGGCTAAAGCATGGAATGTATGGAATACTAAATCTATGTCCAAGGTTTGGAAAGATTAGAACTAGTATACATGCACTAGACAAAGTTAAGCCTGAGAGTATATTGATTGCTTATCCAGATAACAAGATTAAAGAGTCTTGGCAGGCTGATTTTGAAGAGCTAGGGTTTGATGACAGCATTGTCACATACACTACGCATTTATCATTAAAGAAGTATGCTGAGCAGAGCTTTGATGTTGTCATTATTGATGAGATACACTTATTGAGCGAGGCTCAGATAGAAGTGTGTAAGGACCTGTTCGATGTTAATGGACAGATTCTTGGTCTAACTGGTACATTATCCAGTTGGACAGAACGAACTATTGAAGAAGAATTAGATCTTCATGTAATAGCAACCTATCCAATTGAAAAAGCAATTGAAGAGGGAGTTATAGTTGATTATGAAATCCATGTGATTAGAGTGCCCTTAGACACAAAAACATTACAAGAGTATAAGAGTAAGAATAAAACTGAAAAGAAACAGTTTGATGATCTTACATGGGTTATCAATAAGATGGACAGAGAAGGTGGTAATGCTATGTTCTTACGTCTGGCCAGAATGCGTATCATTCAATCATCCCTAGCCAAAAGTAATGCTACAAAGCGACTTCTGGCTGCACATAAAGATGAGAGAGTCTTAGTTTTCTGTGGTACCACTGCTGTAGCAGATAATCTTGGTGTTCCTTCCTATCACAATAAGTCTAAAGAGAAAAAAGTCTTTGAAGATTTTGCTGAAGGTAAAGGGAATCACTTAGCTGTTGTAAAGATTGGTAATACAGGCGTTACATACAAACCATTAGACAAGGTGATTATTAATTACTTTGACAGCAATGCAGAGAACTTAGCACAGAAGATAAATAGATGTATGGCCATGGAGTATAACACTCCTGATAAGAAAGCACACATCTATATCATCAGTTCTGACGAACTTGTAGAGCAGAAATGGTTGAACAAAGCACTGGAATTCTTTGACAAAAATAAGATAAAATACGTTTGATAATTAAAATAATTATTCGTATCTTTATACAAGTAAAAAACTAATATTAATAATTAAAGCAAGTAAACAATGGCAAGCAAATTAGTAGGGATTGTTGGTGCAACTGGTACTGGAAAGAGTACAGCAATCAAGCATCTGAATCCAGAAGAAACGTACATTATTAACGTTGCAAAGAAAGAGCTTCCTTTTAAGGGATCTGAAAAACTTTACAATGCTGAAAACAAAAATTACAAGGAAATTGAAGATGCAAATGAAATCAGTAGATTATTAAAAACTATTTCAGACAAAGCTCCTCACATCAAGAACATCATCATTGAAGACTCTAATTACATTATGGGATTCA